ACTATATTAAAACCACCCACAAGGTGGTTTTTTTATTGCAGTTCCTGGTATTATAAATAAGAAGTATATAATTTATATGGAAATCCAGAATGGCAACTATTAGCAATCTTTATGTAGACGCTGGAGCGACATACAGTAATATCATCACTGTAACAGCTACTAATGGTCAGCCACTTAATCTGGCTGGGTACACTGTTGCTTCTCAAATTAGAAAATCATATCAATCAAGCGTTGCATATGCTTTTACAGCTAGTGTATATGATGCTGCCACTGGAAAAATTAGATTACAATTGACTCCTAATCAATCAGAAACTATTCCTGCAGGAAGATGGTTGTACGATGTGGAGATTACTTCATCTTCCGCTACAAAGACTAGAGTGGTAGAAGGTATCGTTACAGTAAACCCTCAAATTACTCAAGTATAATATGGCAGAAATTACAGCAGTTGTAACACCTGATGAAGCATTAACAGTTGCAGTATCAGAAGGCACTTTTGTGCTTAATACTTCAACAAATTTAGCTAATCCAGCCGTAGTAGAATCAATGTCAGCTATTGCAAATGTTGATATCACTACAAATGGTCAGATAAATGGATCAGTTTTAGTCTATAAAACAACAACAAATAAATGGACTTCCACTACAACTCTTGATGCGCAAGATGTAACTGGTGGACAATATTAACGGAGAATAAAAGATGGCATCAATAATTAGAATAAAAAGATCATCGACAGCGGGGAATCCAACAACACTTGGTGCTGGTGAGTTAGCGTACTCAGCACTTGCTAATAACGACTCTAATGGCGGTGATCGTTTATACATTGGTATTGGTGTAGAAACTGCTGGAGATGCAGCAAACCATCTAGTTATTGGTGGTAAATACTTTACTGATTTACTGGATCATACTCGTGGTACACTGACAGCGTCATCTGCGTTAATTACCGACGCAAACAGCAAGTTAGATAACCTTAAAGTTGATAACCTCGACTTAAACGGTAACACAATCTCTTCTACTGATACTAATGGTGATATTACTCTTACACCAAATGGTACTGGTAAGTTAGTTCTTAATAATCCATACATTAATGGTACAACAGATACTCTTGCCGAGTTTATCTACGATACAGTTGGTGGTGCAGTTACTGGTACTGCTGGTGAAATTCTTGTCACCAATTCTGATGGTAGCAATACTTCTACAGTTTCTTTAATTAACACTGCAGTAACTCCAGGTAGTTACGGATCTGCCACTGCGATTCCAATATTTACTGTTGATGCAAAAGGTCGTCTGACTGCAGCTTCTACTGCTTCTCTTGCAACTACTTTAAACATTGCTGGTGATACTGGCACTTCAGCGTTTGCTCTATTAACAGATACTGTTACTTTTGTTGGTGGCACTGGAATTACTTCTGTTGCCGCAAAAGTGGGTACAGCCACTAGCGTAACTTTTGATATCGATTCAACTGTTGCTACGCTACTTGGTACTCAAACTCTTACAAATAAGACACTAACTAGCCCATCGTTAACTACTCCAACTATTGGATCTGCTGGTGCTATTTTTTCAGGTACTACAGGCACTACAACAGTTGTAGCTAGTGCTGCTGCTGGTTCTACTACTTTAACACTACCTGCTGCAACAGATACTCTAGTTGGTAAAGCCACTACTGATACACTAACAAACAAAACAATTGCTGCTAGTTCAAATACCATCACAGGATTAACTAATACCAATCTTAGTGGATCTGCTGGTATCACTAATGCCAATTTAGCAAATAGTTCAGTTACTATTGGTAGCACAACAGTTGCTCTTGGTGCATCTTCTACTTCACTTGCTGGTTTAACTTCTGCCACATTTGCGGGTTCTACTTCTGGAACTACTCAAATCTTATCTGGTGCTACTGCTGGTTCTAGCGTATTAACATTACCAGTTGCCACAGATACTCTAGTTGGTAAAGCAACTACTGATACCTTTACTAATAAAACATTCAACACAGCTGCTACTGGTAATGTGTTCCAAATTAACGGAACAGGCATTACTGCAGTAACTGGTACTGGTTCAGTTGTTCTATCATCTAGTCCAACTCTAGTAACTCCAACTCTTGGTGCTGCTCTAGCAACAAGTATTAATGGTTTAACAATTAGTTCAAGCACTGGCACTCTAACAATTGCCAATGGTAAAACCCTTACTGCAAGCAATACATTAACTTTCACTGGTACAGATACTTCTTCTGTGGCATTCGGTGCAGGTGGTACTGCTGCTTATGTGGCAGATAAACTAAGCGTATTTGCTGCCACTACTTCTGCTGAACTTGCTGGTGTTATCTCTGATGAAACTGGTTCTGGTGCTTTAGTATTTGCTAGTAGTCCAACTCTAGTTACTCCAACTCTTGGTGCTGCTTTAGCAACTAGCGTTACTGCCACTTCTGGCAATATGACTGTTGGCGCAGCATCTGGTAACAACAGCGTAAACTTAGTTCCAACAGGTTCTGGTACTGTCGATGTTGCCAACAAGCGTATCACTTCTGTTGCTGAGCCTACTCAATCTAGCGATGCAGCTACTAAGAACTATGTTGATGCTGTAAAAACTGGTCTTGATGTTAAAGACTCAGTTATCGTTACTACAACTGGTAATCTAACTGCAACATATTCCAACGGAACTTCTGGTGTTGGTGCAACTCTTACTAACTCTGGAACTCAAGCTGCTCTTACTATTGATAGCAGAGTTCTTACTGTTGGTGATCGTGTTTTGGTTAAAGATCAAACAACTGCTCTGCAAAATGGTTTCTATAAAGTTACCACTGTTGGTACTGCTTCTGTAAATTGGGTATTGACTCGTACAGTTGACGCTGATGAAGATAGTGAAATTACTCCAGGTGCGTTTACTTTCGTTGAAGAAGGTACTGTTGGTGCAAATAATGGTTATGTATGTACCAATGTTGGTGCTATTACTGTTGGTACTACACCGATTACTTTTGTTCAGTTTTCTGGTGCTGGTTCTGTTATTGCTGGTGATGGTTTAACAAAGACTGGTAATACTTTAAATGCAGTTGGTACTAATAACCGTATCTCTATCTCTGCTGATGCTATTGATATCTCTTCAAGTTATGTTGGTCAAGCAACTATTACAACTCTTGGTACTATCACAACTGGTACTTGGACTGGTTCAGTAATTGATGGTGCATATGGTGGTACTGGTGTTGCTAATACTGGTAAGACTATCACTATCGGTGGTAACTTTAGCACTATCGGTGCACATACTACTGCGCTAACTACAACTGCCAATACTACATTAACACTACCTGTTACTGGCACTCTTGCTACACTAGCTGGTACTGAAACATTTACTAACAAGACTTTAACTAGTCCAGTTATTGCAACTATTGTTAACAGTGGAACATTAACACTACCAACTTCAACTGATACTTTAGTTGGTCGTGCCACTACTGATACGCTAACTAATAAAACAATTACTGGTGCAGTAATTACTACAGGTAGTATTAACAATACTCCAATCGGTGCTTCTACTACAAATACTGGTGCGTTTACAACTCTTGCAGCTTCTGGTGCCGTAACTTTTACTTCTACCACTGATGCCACTGCTCTTGGTGCTGCTGCATCTGTATTGTCTGGTGGTCTATCAGTTGCTAAATCAATGTTTATTGGTTTAAATATTACTGGTGCTGGTGCTGGAACATCTACTCTCGATGGATTTAACATCGATGGTGGAACATATTAATATAGCATAAATACATTATTCACTGGGATTCTTATCCCAGTTTAACCTTTTTAGGAAGATGAATGAGTAATCAGATTATACTCAAGAAATCATCTGTTGGAGCAAGAGTTCCAGTTGCAGGTGATTTAACATATGGTGAATTAGCATTAAATTATGCTGATGGAAAACTGTATTATAAAGATTCTTCCAACGCAATAAAATCGTTCACAAACGATACATCAACTGTTACCTTAACTGGTACACAAACTTTAACAAATAAAACTCTTTCTTCTGGTGTACTTACAGGCACTCTAACAGCTGGTGGCGGAACTGGTACAAATGGACAGGTTTTACAATCTACTGGTACTGGTGTTCAATGGGCAACTACTGCTGCAAGTGGAGCATTTCCTGTTGTTGATGCTGGATTAATTACAGAATCAATGAATGCGTCTGCACCAGTTGATGCAGGAACTATAGCGTAAAGGTATAATAATGGCAATTCAAATTCAACTTAGAAGAGGAACAGCAGTTCAGCACACAACATTTACTGGTGTTATTGCTGAACTTACAGTTGACACAACTAATAATGCTTTAAGACTTCATGATGGGTCTACTGCTGGTGGCTTTGAGATTCTTAGAAAAGATTTAGCGAATTTAGCAAACTCATCAATTTCAAATTCTAAACTAGCAAATAGTTCTGTTACTATTGGTTCCACTGCAGTTTCTCTTGGTGCTACAGTAACTACCTTTGCTGGTTTAACTTCTGTTACCTCAACAGGATTTACTGGTGCTCTAACTGGTAATGCATCTACAGCTACGACTCTAGAAACTTCTCGTAATATTAATGGTGTTGCATTCAACGGCTCATCTGAGATTACTATTACCGCAAACACTACAAATGCGCTAACTATTGGAACTGGTTTATCTGGTACAAGTTTCAATGGTTCTACTGCTGTAACAATCGCAATTGACTCAACTGTTGCCACATTAACTGGTACGCAGACTCTAACTAATAAGACTTTAACTAGTCCAGTCATTGGTACTATTGTTAATACTGGCACTTTAACTCTACCAACTTCAACTGATACGCTAGTTGGTCGAGCAACTACTGATACACTAACAAACAAAACAATAGCTGCTGGTTCAAATACAATCAGTGGATTAACTAATAGTAATCTTTCTGGTACTGCTGGTATTACTAATGCCAACTTAGCTAATAGTTCTGTTACTATTGGTACTACCGCAATATCACTTGGTGCAAGTTCAACTACTCTAGCTGGATTAACATCAGTCACTTCTACTACGTTTGTCGGTGCGTTGACAGGTAATGCATCGACTGCTACCAATGTGGCTTACAGTGGTTTGACTGGTAC